CCATCGCGCACTTGCAAGTTGTCTTTTGAATAAGTTTGATAGTAGTTTCTTCATTGTCCTGATTAATCCATGGAATGAACAATATAGGCAGACCACCAACTTCTACCTCTGTTGCTTCAGAGTATACTGTAACGTTATCATACTCACGAAGCAAAAGATCAACTGCATTTACATCGTTCGTATTCTTGTAGTATGCAGTGTGATTACCAACAATTGTATGGACATGGACTCCCATGTCTTTTAAACGATCGTAGTAATTATTTTTAGCCCATGCCAATGCAGAGAAGTCAATACCTTTACGACTATCAAAAGTATCTCCCATATCAATAATGGTAGTAATACCATTTTCTTCCAGATATGGGAAGAAAGTCTCATTGTAAAACTTCAGAAAGTAGTCGTGAAACAGTTTAGAGTTTTTACGACATCCAAAGTGTTGATCGGTAATGATTGCAACTTTCATCAACTACGCAATTTGGAATGGACGTTATCCTTAATTTGATTATAGTCGGAATAGTTCGATCCGTCAAGAGTGTTGTTATCATCAAACACCTCACTGTAACCAGATCGTTCAATAATCTTGTTCTTGATTTCTAATTGACGTTTCTCTCTTTGGATCCTGCGGAGAAACGCATAATGAATGATCTGCGTAAAGTAAGCAAAAGGATTTTGG